CACAAGTCGAAGCACCGGATGGACCGCCCCGGCCGCAAGCGCGGTGGGGCAGTCGGTGCCGATCGATCGCCCCTGAGTTCGGCGCACCACAGCAAGTCGGCGGAAACGACGCCTTCGCCGAAGGACACTTACGGCGGGACGCCTGCGTGAGTGTCCTGACCGCCAAGACGCGCAATGCGCTGCCGACGAAGGACTTCGCGGGGTCGGGTCGGAGTTACCCGATCCAGGACATGAGCCACGCGCGCAATGCGTTGTCGAGGGTGTCGCAGTTCGGCTCGGAAAGCCTAAAGGCTCAAGTGCGCGCCAAGGTTCACCGCAAGTTTCCCTCTCTGAAGCAGCATGACGAGGGCCGATAGTAGGAGACGTTCCTAGATGGCTCTCCCCAATGTCCAAACCCTGACTCTTGCCGCGGCCAATTCGGCGCTCCTGTTTTCAACGGGTGCGCCGGGCACCACGTTCATGAGTTATACGTCGGTGTTGGCGACCACGCTGTTGGACACGCAGCGCCGCATCGTCATCACATCAAGCGGTAATGACGCGGCCGTAACGGCTACGATTAAAGGCGTCAACGGCGCGGGCTTTCCAATCTCCGAAGCGTTTCTGCTCACTAACGGCGGCTCGACGTTCTCCAATCTCGACTTCAAGATCGTCACATCAATCGCGCTGTCGGCTTTGGCCGCAGCCAACCTCACGGTCGGCACCAATTCCACCGGCTCGACCATGTGGAACATCATGAACTGGCATGTGACGCCGACCAATATCGAGGCGTCCGGCGTTGTGACATCGACCTCGACTGCGGTGACGTGGCGCTGCGAATACACCTATGACGACCCCAATAATCTACCGTCTGGCCAATCCTATCCGCAGCCGTTCATTCATCCGACCCTTAACGGGACGACGGTGTCGCTGGACGGGCCGATCAACGATCCCGTGACCGCAGTGCGGTTCACGGTTACGTCCGGGACCGGCGCAATCCGCGGCACCGTGATTCAAGCCGGGATCGGCTCTCCGTAAGGGGCTTCCGTGACATCCAGCGGGACGTTCTCCTACTCGTTGTCGAATGGCGAGGCGGTCCTGGCCGCCTATGAGCGCATTCAGATTCGTGCGCCCGCGCTGCGTCAGGAGCACATGCTCACCGCGCGCCGGGAGTTGAACGACCTCTTTGTCGAGCTCTCCAACAGACAGGTGAACCTGTGGTCTGTTGTTTCGCCAAGCTCCACAGACGGAACATCGATCACCCTGACGCAGGGCACGGCAACCTACAGCATCACACCCCAGACGGTGATGATCCTCGACGCCTACGTCAGTTTGAACAATGGTACTTCGAATCAGACCGACACGTACATTACGCCGATGAGCCGAACCGAATATGCCTCCCTCGGAAACAAGCAGACGCAGGGCAGACCGACCTCGTACTGGTTCGATCGGCTGATTTCTCCGACCGTGACGCTGTGGCCGGTGCCTGACAATGGCGGCCCGTACACGCTCAATTTCTATTCCTGCGTGCAGTTGCAGGACGCGAATTTGACCTCGGGGGAAACGCCGAATTTGCCTTATCGGTGGCTCGGGGTGCTGGTGGCAGGGTTGGCCCGCAGGTTGGCGAGGGTCTATGCGCCGACGCTGGAAGCGCAGCGCAAGGCCGACTATGACGAGGCGTGGGGCTATGCCGGAACGCAGGATGTCGAAAATGTTAATTTTTCAGTATCTCCCGCGCTAAATTCTTATTATCGGAGATAGGCGATGCGCCCGCATCCGCGAATGACGGAAACGGATGCGTCCGCGCCGCGGGCATGGGCCACATGCGAGCGATGCGGCTTCGTTGGCAACCTCTACAAGTTCATCTGGCAATACGAATGGCGCGGCGTCCGCCTGATCAATACGCGCCACATCGTTTGCGAATGGTGCCTTGACCAACCCCAGCGTCAACTCGGCAGCATCTTTCTGCCGCCCGATCCCGTAGGCATCGTCAACGCCAGGCCTGAAGCCTACTACATCGACGAGCATCAATACCGCTACCAGGAGGATGGGATAATCAGACTACAGATGGACGGCACTCCCAGGCTGGAATCCAATTTGCAGGATACGGCGACTGGAACTACTGCGCCTGCGTCGACATCTGGCTTTTCGTCTGGATTCTCCAGTGGATTTGGGTGAACACTGAATGGCTGCCACTCCCGGCACAATCCCCGCGCTGACACCTTATCAGCCCGGGGCGCTGCCTCTCACAGGACAGGAAATCCTCGAGATCGCGTCGTCGACCAATGCGACGACGGCGGTATCAGGATTCGTGTTCCTGACGGATATCGTCGGCAAAGCCCCGGGGGCGATGCCGAATCTCAATCCGTCGACCAATGACCTCATCGCGTTCTTTCAGAAATCGACGGGGCTTGGGTTCTCGACGCCGATCGGCAATCTCGCAATCCCGGCCGGCAATCTTCCGGTCGGTGGCGCGACGGGCACGATTCTCGCCAAGAACTCGTTGACCAATTACGATGCGAGTTGGGACAATATCACCCAGTTCGTGAAAGCTGATGGCGCGACGCTCGGCACTTCGGGGGTTGCCACCTCGATCACGCTGGCGATCGCCGCGGGCGGCGTCGGCTCGACCCAGTTGGGCGCCCACGCGGTGCAGGATTCGAATATCCGGCAGGGCGCCGGGCTCTCGGTCATGGGAGTGTTCGGTCCGTCGACCGCGGACGTGGCCGATATCGTCGCCTCGGCGCCGAGCCTGATCCTGCAGTCCAATGCCGGCGGCACGGGGATCTTGTTCACCTCACTTGCGGCCGGCGCGCTGCCGGGGCCGTTCCAGGCGTCTTCATTCACCGCCAACCGCGTCCTGATCGGTAACGGCGCCAGTGTCATCCAGGTTTCGGGCACCGCCACCACATCGCTGGCGTTCGTCGGCAACGGCACGACCTCGCCTCCTGGCTTTGCCGTGCTCTCGGTTCCCGGTGGCGGCACCAACACGACGACGCTGACCGCGTTCGGCATCCCTTACGGCCAGGGCACGTCGACCATCGGGATCACCGCGGCCGGCACCACGGCATGGCCACTGGTCGGCAATGGGACGGCGATTGCACCGGGCTTCGCGGTTCTCACGGTTCCCGGCGGCGGCACCGGCACCACCATCCTGACCGCATTCGGGGTGCTCTACGGCAACGGCACCTCGACGGTCGGCATCTCGGCAACGGGTGCCACGGCGCTGCCCCTGGTCTCTGGCGGCCCCACGGCAGCGCCGGCCTATGCTGTTCTGTCGGTCTCTGGCGGCGGCACCAACACGACGATCCTGACTCAGAACGGGATCGTCTTCGGCAACGGCACCAACACGGTGGGGATCACGGCGCAGGGGGCAGCGGGCACCTTCCTCGCCGGCAATGGCGGCACGCCGACCTTCACCACGGCCGTCTCGAGCTTCACCACGGGGTTCGGCCTTGCAGGGGCCACGATCGCCACCACTGGCCTCGTTGCGATCTCGACCTCGGCGCCGCCAGCCGGGCTTGAGATGCCGATCAATCTGGCGATCACAGCTTCGGTGGCCGGCGGTGCTCTCACGGTAAGTCTTGTTCAGAACAGTTTGGCGACGGCGACGCCGGCCAACCCAATCCTGGTGCCGTTCCGGGATTCGACCCTGGCGACGGGAGACATCGCTTGGCGGCAGATCACCGGCACCCTGACCTACACGACGCCCACCAGCGGGGCGACGTTCGGTTCTGCCAATTCGGCACCCTTCCGGCTCTATCTCGTGCTGTTCGATGGCGGCGGCGTGCCGTTGCCGGCCATTATCAATTGCAGTTCTGGAACGGCCGGCGGATCGAGCATCTATCCGCTCAATGAAGCGATCTTCGGCTCGTCGAGCGCGATCAGCGGTTCGGCGACGAGCTTGGGAACCTTTTACACCAATCCTGGGACGACGGCGTCGTCGAAGCCTTTCCGCATCGTCGGTGTGCTCGACTATGGGGCTGGGTTGGCGACCGCGGGAACCTACGCCTCGACCCCGACCACGCTGCAAGTGTTCGGACCTGGAAACAAGAAGCCCGGCGATGTGGTGCAGGCGCAGACGTTCTTCACCACCACGCAATTCACGGCCTTGAGCACCACGAACTTCACGTCGACCATCGTACAGGTGAGCATCACTCCGACCTCGGCGCCTAATCTGGTCCGCGTGACGGTCGACGGAAACATTGCCCAGAGCAACGGCACCATAGCGAATAGCGCCTTGCGCATTGTTCGAGGCGCCACCGCGGTCGGTGGGGTCAAGTCCATCCAGGGGATTCTCGCCAACCATCCGCTGCCGGTGAGCCTGACTTGGACGGACGCGCCCGGATCGGCGGCGGCCACATCTTATATCGCGCAAATTGCGGTCGCTTCGGGGACGGCTTATTTCCCGACGACGTTTGACAACGCCAGCGGCGCGATGATCGAGGCGGTGGAGCTGCAGGGCTAACAATGCTGAACTACACGACCTATGTCGCCTCGCTGGTCAATCTCATGCCGGTCGATTCCGCGAGCGATCCGAACTTCGTGACGGTGCTGCCCAACATCATCGATGACGCCGAGCAGCGGCTTTATCGCGAACTCGACTTGCTCAACACCAATACGACGCAGACCGGGACATTCACCACGGGGCAACGGACGTTCGATCTTCCTTCGGCGAATGGAACCGTTGTCGTCGTCAACCGCATCAATGTGTGGACACCGCTCGCGTCGTCATCGGCAAACGCAACCCGCAATCCACTGCTGCCGATCGGCAATGATGCCCTCGATGCGCTCTGGCCCAGCGCGACCGGATCCAGCGTGCCGCAGTATTTCGGGATGGTGACGCAGACGACCATCTTGGTCGGGCCATGGCCTGATCAGGCTTATACGGTCGAGGTGACCGGCACGGTGCGGCCGGCGGCGATCTCGACCACCAATGCGACGACGCTGCTGTCTGTCTATTTCCCCGATCTGTTCATCGCCGCGTCGATGGTGTTCGCCTCCGGCTATATGAAGAATTTCGGGGCGCAGATGGACGATCCTAAAATGGCAGTGAGTTGGGAGTCGCATCTTCAAACTTTGCTGCAGTCGGCCCAGACCGAGGAACAGCGCAAGAAATTCAACATGGCGGGATGGTCGAGCAAACAGCCTTCCCCAAGCGCTACACCCGAGAGGACTTAGTCGAGTTTCTTGCGGTGCCAAATGTCCGAATGTGGTACGGTTGGGGTAAATTTACATGGTCGAACCGCTCACCGTAAATCGCAACTTTACTGTGGCCAACACAGGAGATTTGGTAGCTTCTTGGGGCACCGCCGCGCTCAATCCGAATTTCGTCGCCATCGACGGCATCCTCGGCGGCATGGTCACCTTGAGCCTTGCCGCGGCGAGCACGATCACACTCACCGCCCCTTCCGGTTCTGTCACGCCGAGCCCAGGCCCGTTTCAGCAGCAGAACGCCTGCATCAAGCTCACGGGCACCCTGACTGGAAACAACGTCCTGCAGTTCACGATGCCGGGGTTCTGGATCGTCGATAACCAATGCACGGTCGGGGCGTTCTATGTGGCCGCTGCGGCATCCTCCGGGGGCGGAAACGTCGTCGGCATCCCTCCCGGCAAGAAGTCGCAGATTTTCTTCGACGGCACGTCGATGGACTTCGTCAGTATGCCCGATCCTGGGACGGCCTATGACCTACATGGCGCTGCGTCTCTACCCGCATGGATGACGGCCTGCACGGTGCAGCCCTATCTCATCAAGGACGGCACCATCTATTCCGCCGCAACTTACCCGGCGCTTGCGGCTGTGCTCGGTTCGTCCTTTGGCGGCAACGGCATCACCACCTTCGGCGTGCCAGACGAGCGCAACCGCGCCCGCATTGCATTGGATACCAATGGCCCCGGCAGTTATTCGCTGCGGGTCACGTCGGCAACGAGCGGCATTGACGGCAAGGTCATGGGCGCATCTGGGGGCGACCAGCAGATGCAGTCGCATACGCACACCAATACGCTCACTGATCCAGGCCACAGGCATCAAGTGCCCAGCGGGTCGGCTGGCGGGGCGACGCCTTCGTTCATCCAAACCGGCGGCTCTCAAACGTCGACAACGGGGACGGCCACGACGGGCATTACCCTATCGATCGGAACGACGGGCGGCGGCGGCAGCCAGAACATGCAGCCGACTATTGTCAGCTTCTTACCGTTAATAAAAACATAAATTAAATCAACGAGTTAGACGTGACCTACGGCGAACTCACCCTCGTTCCCGGCGTTGATGTCGAACGGACGCCAACTGTACAGGGCGCAGGATACAATCAGAGCCAATTTATCAGGTTCAAGGCCGGTCTCGCGCAAAAACTCGGCGGCTGGCAGAAATACTACCCCTTCGCTGTCGCGGGAGTGCCGCGCGAGCTCCATGCCTGGGAGGACTTGAACGGCACCAATCATCTCGGCGTCGGCACCACGACGCAGTTGGGCGTCATCACTTCGGGCTCGTTCAAGGATATCACCCCGCAGACGTTGACGACCAATCCCGCGCCGAATTTCACGACAACGATGGGATCGCCCACGGTCACGGTGACGGATACTGGCATCTTCAACGTCACCACCTATGATTCGGTTCTATTCAATACCCCGGTATCGGTTGATGGGATTATCCTCTCCGGGCTCTATCCGATCGTTTCCATTATCTCGGCGACCTCGTACACGATCACGGCTGCGACCAATGGTGTGGCCGGCGTCACCAATGGCGGCGCGGTGCCGGTGTTCACCACCACGTCCGGCTCGGCGCCGGTCTCGGTGCTGCTCAATTCGCACGGCCTCGCGGTCGGCAATACCGCCGTGTTCCCGGCTTCCACTACAGGCAACGGAGTAACCATACAAGGCGGCTATACGGTCTCGACCGTTGTCGACGCCAACAACTTCAAAATCACGCTGCCGAACCAGGCGAGTG